GGTGGCCGGGAAACCACCTCGGCGCATACCTACCCTAAATCCATCGACCATGGCCGGTAAACCGGGGCGGAGTGGCGCCCACAATCGCAAGACACTGGCGGAGCATCTGCGGCAGGGGACCGTGCGACCGTCGCGGCATCTCGTCTTTCCTCCCTCGCCGGACGAACTCGCGGACGCGCGCGCGTCGTGGGCGGCGTTTCAGCAGCGGTTGCAGACGGCGGTGGCGCTCCCGCGGTGGCAGCCGCTGGACACGTACGCGCGGCGGGTCTGTGCGGGCACGATCCCCGCGGGGCGGTATCACCGGCTGGCGTGCGTGCGCCATCTCCGCGATGTGTCGCGGCAGGGAACGCGGGCGTTTCCCTATCGACTGGATCTACAGAAGGTGGCCCGGTTCTTGGCCTTCGTGGCGGAGCTGAAGCACTACAAGGGCCAGTGGGCGGGGCAGCCGATCGTCCTGGAACCGCATCAAGTGTTCCGGCTGGGGTCGATGCTCGCATGGGTACATCGGGAGACGGGGCTGCGACGGATCCGGCGCGCGTACCATGAGATCCCGCGCAAGAACGGCAAGTCCCTCGAAGCGGCGATCATGGCGCTCTATCTGACGTTTTTTGACGGGGAAGGCGGCGCGGATGGCTACTGTGCGGCGACGAAGAAAGACCAGGCCAAGATTGTGTGGGGCGATGCCGCGCAGCTCGTGAAGTCCTCGATCTTGCACATCGGGATCGACGTGTTCGCGCACAGCTTGTGCGATCCGGCGACGATGTCCAAGTTGACGCCGCTCGGGAGCGATTCCGATTCCACAGACGGCCTGAATCCGCATTTGATTATTCAGGACGAGTTCCACGCCTATAAAGACCGCAAGATGATCGATGTGCTGGAAACGGCGACGGGGGCGCGGCGGCAGCCGATGGATATGCGGATTACGACGGCCGGCAACGATCCGGTCTCCCCCGGCGGGGATGAACACGCGTACGCCTGTCAGGTGCTCGATCGGGTGATCGAGGATGAGGGGTACTTCGCCTTTCTCGCGCATGCGGATCTCGACGACGACTGGCAGGCACCCGCGACGTGGAAAAAAGCGAACCCGAATTACGGCGTGTCGGTGGGGGTGGAGGACTTGCAATCCCTCGCGCGCAAAGCCGTGAACATGCCCGCGGCGGCGGCGACGTTTCAGCAGAAGCGGCTCAACCTGTGGGTGAACACGTCGGCGCCCTGGCTGTCACTCGACGGCTGGCGGCGGGGCCAGTCCGCGTGGCCGATCGAGTCGCTCCGCGGAGAGCCGTGCTGGATTGGGATTGACCTGTCCTCGAAGGTCGATCTCACGGCCGTCGTGCTCGCGTTTCTCCCCACGGCGGAGCGCCTGCGGTGGCGCCTCGTGGTCTGGTGCCTCACGCCAGAGGACACGCTCGACGAGCGCGCGCACCGGGATCGGGCGCCCTATCGCCTGTGGAAAGAGGCGGGGTTCTTACGCACCAACCCCGGCAACCGGATCGATCATGGCGCCGTGCGGGCGCTGGTGTCGGACGCCGCGGCGCTGTTTGATGTCCAGCAAATCGGGATCGACCCGTGGAATGCCGGCCACCTCGAAACCGATCTCCAGGCTGACGGCTTCGAGGTGATCGAAGTCCCGCAAACCTTGCAGCAGATGAGCGCGCCGTCGAAGGAGTTTGAAGCCGACGTACTCGACGGGCTCATCGACGCCGGGGGCAATCCGCTCATGGCCTGGTGTATCTCGAACGTGGTTGTCCAGCGCGACGGGAAGGACAATATCTATCCCGTGAAGAAGAAAAGCCGGGGCCGGATTGATCCCGTGATCGCGGCGCTCCTCGCGCGCAAGGTGGCGACGTTGTCGAACCCTCCGGCGATCGACTATTCGCTCATGGTGGTGGGATGAAACGGCGGCCGGGGCGCCCGCACGTCTCCCCGGATGACACGTCGGTGCAGGTCGGTCTCACCTTGCCCGCGAAAGAGTTTGATCGCCTGTGTCGTAAGGCGTTACGGCTCGAGGTGAGCGTCGCCGAAGTCATTCGGCGCGAACTCGATCGCATAAAAATACAGAAACCTGAATAACCGATCGGCCAGGCGCACACTGGCGCGGCGTGGATCGCGTCTTTTCCCTCGATATCAAATCGCTCGACCCTGACCGGCGGACCTTCGCCGGCATCGCGTCGACGCCGGCCCTCGATCGGCAGGGCCATATCCTCGACCCGGCCGGCATCACCTTTACGAATCCGGTGCCCCTGCTGCTGCATCACGACCAGAAACAGCCCGTGGGCTGGGTGACGTTACGCGCCGCGGCTGATGGGATTTACTTTGACGCCGTCGTGTCGAGCCATGACGAAGGCGGGCGCCTGAAGGACCGGCTCGACGAAGCCTGGCACAGCGTGAAGGCCGGCGTGATTAAGACGATGTCTGTCGGCTGGCGCCCGATCGGGAATGCGGTCGAGCGGCTGACGAACGGCGCCACGAAGTTCCTGCAATCCGAAATCTTTGAAGTCTCGATGGTGAGCATTCCTGCGAATCCGCAGGCGGTAATTCTCAGTCACAAAAGTGTTACGAAGGAGCGCGCTATGACGATTGCCGAACGGATCCAAGGACTCACGCAGACACGAGCGGACCTCGGGTTGCAAATGCAGAATCTCATGGAGAGTGCGCCCGCGGGCAGTACGCTCGACGAGTCGACGGCCGCGACCGTGGACGAGATCAAGCTGAAGATCAAGACCTGCGAGACCGACGAGGCCCGTTGGAGAGACCTGGAAGCGGTGCAGATGACGAAAGCGACCGCCGTCACGTCGCCGTATTCGCACGTCTCCGTGAGCGAGACCGTCGAACCGGGGATCAAGTTTGCGCGGTACGTGCTCGCGAGCATCGGGTGCAAATACATGAATACGGACGCGGTCACCTATGCGCAGAGTCGCTGGGGCAGCTCGACGCCCGATGTGGCGCTCGCGTTGAAAGCGGCCGTCGCCGCGGGCACGACGACCGACGCGACGTGGGCGAAGCCGCTCGTCAATCCGTCGATTACGGCCGATTTCCTACCGTTACTCCGCGCGGCGACGATCATCGGGAAGATCGCCGGCTTGCGCAAAGTGCCGTTCAACGTGAACGTTCCCCAGCAAACGGCCGGCGGGGTCGTGGCGTGGGTCGGGGAACTGAAGCCGAAACCCGTGACCGCGATGGCGTTCGCGATGGAGAATCTCCCGTTCAACAAAGTCGCGGCGATCGTCGTGCTGTCGCAAGAGCTGGTGCGGTTTAGCAATCCGTCCGCGGAAGCGGTCGTGCGCGATTCACTCGTGAAAGACATCGCGGCGTACCTCGACGCCCAATTTATCAATCCGGCGGTGGCCGCGGTCGCGGGCGTGAATCCGGCATCGATCACGAATGGCGCGCCGACGGCGGCCGCCACGACAAACCCCCTGGCCGACATCCTCGGGTTGATCAACCACTTCGTGACGAACAATATCCCCGTCGACGGGCTGACGTTCCTGCTCTCGCCCGCGAATGCACTGGCGCTGTCGTTCCGCACGAACCTGGATGGCTCACCGGAGTTCCCCGGCATCGGGATCAACGGGGGCACGTACAAAGGCTTGCAGTTCATTACGTCGAACACGCTGACGACGAACGTCGTGGCGCTGGCCCCGCAATATATCCTGATGGCCGATGACGGCGGCGTGACGATCGACGCGAGCACGGAAGCATCACTGCAAATGGATAGCGCACCGACCTCCCCGATCGTGGACACCACAGTGCTGGTGTCCATGTTCCAGATGAACGCCGTCGCGCTGCGCGCGGAGCGGTACATCACGTGGAAGCGCGTCGGGACGAATACCGTGAAATACCTCACCGCGACGGCGTGGCCCTCGCCCACGGGCGGCACGACGATGGCGGCCAGCAGCGCGAAGGGCTAGGCGCGTGAGCGTGCTTGCGACGGTGCGATCCCGACTCGCGTCCATGCTGACGCTGGTCGGCGGGGGCAGTGGATCGTCGTGGTATCCGGCCGTCCGTGAGCCATACACGGGCGCCTGGCAACACAACGATCCACTGACGACCGAATCCGCACTGGGAAACCCCAGTGTCTTCGGCGCCGTCTCGCGCATCAGTCAGGACATCAGCAAGATCGCGCCGCCCCTCTTACTCGAGCGCGACCGCAACGGGTTCTGGGTCGAGACCACGAATCCCGCGTACTCGCCCGTGTTGCGGCGCCCGAATCACTATCAGACGGCGCAGCAGTTCATTGAAACGTGGGTGCTCAGTAAGCTCTTGTGGGGCAACACCTACGCCTTAAAGCATCGCGACGAGCGCGGCGTGGTGAACCAGCTCCACGTGCTCGACCCGGCGCGCGTCAAGGTACTCACGGCGCCCGATGGCAGCGTGTACTACGAGCTGCACTCGAACGACCTGGCCGGCATGCCGGAGTCCTCGCAGCCGGTTGTGATTCCCGCGCGGGAGATCATTCACGATCGGTGGAACTGTCTGTACCATCCGCTCTGTGGCATCTCGCCGCTCTCGGCGATTAGCGGCGCGATTGCGCAAGCGAAAGCGATTCAAGATAACAGCACAACCTTCTTTGCGAAGGGCGCGCGCCCGTCGGGCGTCCTCATTGCACCGACGAAACTGGATCCGCTTTCGGCCGCGCGCCTCAAGACGGACGCGGCGAACTTCAAGAGCGGCGAGATTCTCATTGCCGAACTCGGCATGAAGTACGAAAGCGTCTCGACGTCCGCGGTCGATGCCCAAGTCATCGAACAGCTTGGCTGGACCGAAGAGAAAGTCTGCGAAGTCCTCGGCCTCCCGATTTCCATCCTGAACAGTAGTAAGCAGCCGCCGTACGCGAACGCGGAAGCCTCGCAGTTGCAATACAAGTCACAGTGCCTCGAGCCGCACTTAGTCTCGATCGCGACGTGTCTCGATGAGGGGCTCGAGCTGCCGTCGTATCTGACGATCGAGTTCGACGACGGGTTACTGATTTGGATGGACACAATGTCCCGCGTGCAAGCCGCACAGGCCGCCACGAGCGCGGGCGTCCTGTCGCCGAACGAGGCGCGCTCCGAATGGTTTGGCCTCGGGCCGGTCCCCGGCGGTGAGACGCCGTACCGACAGCAGCAGGACTGGCCGCTCTCGACCTTGGCTCAGCGCGATCCGCCGTCGGTCCCGGCCGCTCCCCAGCCGGCCCAGGACACGCCCGCGGAGGAGGTGCCGGCGTGACGCTCGAGTTCTCGCGCGTCACGCTCGACCCCCTGTGGACGGTCGACCAGGCGAAGGTGCACTTACGCATCAGCGGCACCGATCACGATGCCGACGTGGCGCAAAAGCTGGCGACGGCGCAAGAGGCGATCCTGTCGTTCCTCGGCCCGGCCGCCGATCCCGCGTGGGATGCCGCGACGGCGCCCGCGGCCGTGACGCATGCGATCCACTTGCTGACGGCGTATTACTACGAGGACCGCGGTGACGGGGAACTCCCGGATCCGTGGCCGAAGATCTACGCGCTCCTCGCCGCCTATCGCGATCCGACGGTGGCCTAATGGCGCGCGGCGATCGGCGCCATCGCGTGACGTTTCAGAATCCGGCGCCCACAGAGCCGGTGACGTGGACGGATCTGGGCGCCTGGTTTGTCAGCCTGACGATCCTCACCGGGGACGACATCGGCGTCTTTATCGAGCCAGCCGCGGGCACGCCGACAAGCTCTGCCTCATGGCTCGTGCGTGGCGATTTTCATCCGGGCGTCACGACACAGACCCGGATGATCTGGGGCAGTCACATGTTCGCGATCACGAGCGTCGACAACGTCGACATGCGGGGTGTGGCGATGGAATGCCGCGCGGTGCAGGTGGCGCCCTGATGCCGGCCGCGCTCCGGCTGTTCGGGATTCAAGAATTGAAAATCGCGCTCGCGAACTTGCCCACGGAGTTAAAGGGGCCGGCGTCACAGCTCGTGTTAGATACCGCCTACAAGGCGGCGGCCGAGATTGAAGCGGCGTATCCAATCGGGCCGGGCAATTCGAAAAATGGGCGGAAGATTCCGCCGGGTCAATTAAAAAAGGGCGTCAAGGTGCGCGTGCTGGAATTTGGGCCGAATGCTGTGGCGGCGCAAGTGCGAAGCACGGCGCCGCATGCCTGGTGGCACGAGCACGGGGACCAACTACACGAGCGCAGAACGAAACAGGGCGCCCAGCGCGGACGGATGTTTTCAAAGAAAGGGATTCCACGGCCGGTCTTTGTGCCGACCATGATCCGGTATCGGCGCGCGATGTATCTCAAGCTCGCCGAGATCATCAAGGCGACGGGCCTTGATGTGAAACTCGAAGGATAAGGAGCAGCGATGGCTATCAAGACTGGGCGCTATGGACAGGTTCGCTGGGATGAGTTGGGCGTCACCGCGGTACCATTGCTGTCCTTGAACGCATGGACCGGCGATTTCAAAACCGAGTTCGAGGACGTGAGCTGTTTCGGCGACGAGACGCGGGCGTATCTGCCGGGTCTCAAGGCGGCCGAGGGGACGCTCGCAGGATTCTATAATTCATCCAACGTCGAGCTATTTGAAGCGGCCGATCAGACAGCGCCGGGGTTGTTGGAACTGGTTCCCAACTACACGGACGCGGGGTACATGTGGTCAGGGTCGGCGTACCTGGACGCCGCGATCGATTGCAGCTTGCAAGCGCCGAAAATCTCCGGCAACTGGCGGGCGGCCGGGACGCCCACGCCCTTCCGTATGAAACCGATGGTCGTCGCGACGGGCGCGACGGCGGGGATCCCCGGCACATGGACACCGGCCGGATCGGCGCCGCGGGCGAATCTCGCCGCGATGACCGGCTGCACGGCGACGCCGGCGACGGCGTGGACGGTCGGCCAGTACATGCTGATGGCCGATGGCCAGAAATGCCATTGGAACGCGACGACGTGGGTCACAGGCCCGAAGCCGTAGGCGGCGCGCGTGTTCAACTCGCTCACGTTGCACGGCGGCGCGGGGTCGCTCCTCTGGGGGTACCGCGTCGCCGTCGAGTTGAAGTCCTGGCACATCATGAAACTGGACGGCGCCTGGTGGCTCACCGGCACGATCGCGCGGGTCGATAAGTTTCAAGCGCGACAGGCGCCGCTGTTATTCACGGCGCCGCGCGACAAGGGCTTTTGGGCCTGGCCAATCGTCTCCCTCGATCTCGGGGACACGAATTTACGGGCGCAACTCGGGCCGCCGGAGCGGTAAAGGAGTCGAACACATGGGTCGCTGTCGGATTGTCTCGCCGGAGACCGTGCGCTTGCCGTTAACGGACGGCGATTTTCTCCTCGTCAAAAAAGAACTCAACGCGGGCGAATATATCGATTCCCTCACGGACCAGGCCGCGGGGAAAGCGCTCGCCGCGGTTCTTGCGTATCTCGTGAGCTGGACGCTCGTGGGCGTGAATGACGCGCCGATCGCGTATACCCTCGGCCTCTCGTCGGACGAGCGGCGCGACGTGTTGCGCTCGCTCGACGTCGCGACGCTCGTGGAGATTACGACGGCGATTGAGGCGCATGTGCAGGCGAACGAGCGCGCGATTGCAGAAAAAAAAAGGACGCCCGATCTCGTCAGCGTATCTTGACGGATCTCGCGTTGTGTAAGGTGATGGGCATGAGCTATGAGGACATCCGGGCGCTCCCGCGGGAGGTGTACGAAGTGCTCATCGAGGACGTGAACGCCCGCAGTGAGCGCGCCGCGCTCGAGGTGGGCGACTAATGGCCGCCTTGTCGGGCGTCCTGGCGGCGGACTTTTCGCAATTCGTGACGGAAATCGATCGCTCCGTCGTCAAACTGAAAGAATTTGAGACGGCGTCAGGGCAGACCGATAACGCGCTCGGCGGGATGGCCGAGGGGCTCGGCCAAGTCGATAAGACGCTCGGCCTGTTCGGTGTGCGTATCGGGCCGCAAGTTCAGGCGCTCCGGGAACTCGGCAACGTCGCCGGGTTGACCTGGGAGAAACTCGGCGCCGTGGGGGGGCTGGGGCTGGCGGCCGGCCTGGGCGTGGCCACGTATGAGATCACGAAGATGGCCGTCGAGTTCTCAGGGCTCGATACAGCGATCGGCAATGCGACGGCAAAGCTGATCGGCTGGGGCGATGTCGCGGCGGCGAACGCGACCGCGCAAACGGACGCCCTCGCGCTCGCGACGCAACGCGCGGGCTACGCCGTCACGACCATCACGGAAGCCATCCGGGTGAATACGGAATGGAATCAAAAAAACGCCGCGTCGTTCAATACGGGCGCGCAACGGCTCGCCGACTGGGACCGGCAGATTTCGAAGGTCCGGAACAGTGGGGATCTCGAGACGATCACGCGGGAACTCAAAGAGGGCAGCTCGACCGTCAAGCAACTCGCCGAACGGTTCGGCATTAGCGCCGAAGCGATTACGCACTATACGAACCGGGCGAAAGAAAGCACCGCGATCCTCGAGAAGTGGCGCGCGAACGAACAAGCCGGCCTCGAGAAAGTCCGCAAGGCGCAGGAAGAACTTAACCAGGCGGGCGGCGGCTGGCGCGATACGCTGCTGACGATTGCGCCCGCGGCGGCGGCGGCCGCGACGCAGTACCTCGCGATGGGCGAATCGCAATCCACGATCGCCACGGCGATGCGCCTCTCAGAGGTGCAAGTGTCCGCGCTCAATAAAGCCTTGCAGGAACAAACGCGGATCTTGCAACTCAATGAGCCCGCGCTCGGCTCGCTGGACTCGTGGATGAAAACCCTTGCGCCCGCGATTCTCGAGGCGGGGAAGTCGCAGCAGTTCTTTGACCAGCAACTCATGGCGTCGATCGCGACCATCGAACAGACCGCGGTGCCGGCGATCGAGAAGCTCGAGGAGACCTTCCGCAGTGTGACGGAAGCGGCGCGGGAAGCGGCGGCGCCGAGTAAGAACGCGCCCGGCTCGGTCGGCGTCAATCTCGGCGGCATGGCGTTCGGCACGATGGGCGTCGAGGCGGCGATGAGTGCGTATACGGCGCGGTTCGGCAGTGGCAGTGCCGCGGGCGCGATTGGTGGAGGCCCGGCGCCCGACTTCCTGTCGTGGGCCCTGAAGATGGGCTACGCGACGAAAGGCACGCAGATTACGAACACGTTTAACGTCGTGGATACCGAGAGCGAGATCGCGCGCCGCGTGTCCGAAGAAATCAGCCGGCAGATTCAGCGCGGGTCGCTGGTGACGTAATGGCGACACAGCCCGCGGTCCTCGGCACGGCGCGGCTGAATAACTTCCGCCTGAATTATCTGACGGCCGACCAGGCGGCGACACGGCCGGCGAAAATCTGGTTCATTCTCGGCGGCGTCGATATCTCCGCGCCGACCAGTCCGACGCGCGTGATCTACAAGTCCGTCTCGATCCGCGATGTCGTGTTCGAGACGCCGAACACGTGCCAGATCACGTTCTATGGCGCGGCGCCCACACTCGGCGCCCGGCTGGAAGTCTGGGTCGACGCGAACGATCCAACGCTCCTGTTCGGCGGCGAGTTGCAGACGGTCGACCGCACGTATAAGGGCCGGCCGTCCACCGTGCTCCATCCGTGCACCGCAATTGACGATACCGCGCGGGCGAACCGCAAACGCCCGCTCGGCCTCTGGACGAACACGAGCGCGACGACGATCGCCGAGTGGCTCATCAGCACCTACGCGCCGGGGTATTCGAGCGCGGGTGTCGAGGCGGGCCTGCCGCCGGTCTCGATCAATTTCGACGGCTCGGAAGGCGGCATGAAAGGGTGTCTGACGGCGCTCGCGAAGATCATCGGCGGGTACTGGTACTTCGAGAACCGGACGTTGTACTTGTTCATCACGCCGCCGGGGCCGGCGCCCGATCCGATCGACGATAGCCCGTCGCGGTTCCTGCACGATCCCCAGATTCGGCACACGGTCGACAAATCGCAAGTCAGAACGAGAGTGTTTGGCAAGGGCGCGAGCACGCAGATCGCTGCGACGGTTGATCAGACCGTGACGATCGTGCCGCTCGAAGTCGCCACGATGTTTACTCCTGCCGGCGGGCAGGTGATCGCCGGCGTGACGCCGGACGGCGCCGCGTCGCGGGTGCTGACCTATACGGGTGTGCAGCTCGGCGGCGGCGGCGGCCTCGTCGGGCCAGGCGCGGCGCCGTCGAGTGCGCCGACGCTCGCGCTCGCGAGTGGGGCGGGTGTGAACAGTGGGACGCACGGGTACGCGATCACCTTTACGACGGCGGCCGGCGAATCCCTACCGGGGCCCGTCGCGTCGATCACGGTCGGTCTCGTGGCGCCGCCCGCGACGGCGCCCGTGCCGGGGGCGGTGACGGCCGGCGGCGCGATCGAGCCGGGGAGCTACACCTACGGCGCCACGTTTGTCACGGCGAGCGGCGAGACGGATCTACTCGCAGGCAGTGGGGCGGCCACCACGACGGCCGACGCTGGCGGTTCCTACGTCTCGCCTCCGACCGCGCCGTCGCCGGGCGCGCCAACATCCGGCGGATCGATTGGCACTGGGTCGTATCGGTATGCCGCCACGTTCGTCACGGCCTCGGGCGAAACGACGATCGGCGCGGCGAGTGCGGCCGTGATGGTGCCGGGCGTGACGGGGATTGTGCCGCCGCCGGCGATCGCGCCGGGCATCGCGAATCAGATCGATTCGGGATTCTTCTCTCAGGAATGGGCTATTGGCGACACGGTGCGAATCGCGATCGCCTATGTCAACCCGAACGGCCAGACCACGATCGGGCCGCTGTCAAATAGTGTCGTTATTGTGGCGAGTTCTTCCGCGGGTGGCGGCGGTCCCTGTCCGATTTCAATTAGCGGGATGTCCACATCGGCCGATACGTCCGTCACAGATAAACGGATTTACATTCAACGGAATGGCGCCTTTGGGCGGTACACAACATGTCCAAATTCGACGACCAATATTGTCACCTATCCGGATAAAAGCGCTCTTAGCGGCGTGCCGAGTGATACGAATACGGCGACGATCGCGAATGCCAGAACGGTGACTGTGTCAAGTGTGCCGCTCGGGCCGAGCGGCGTCACGGCGCGAAAGCTTTATCGGTCGGTGAACAGCGGGTACTTTCTTCTCGTCACCACCATCGCGAACAATACACAGACCACGTACACGGACACGGCGGCCGGCAGCGGCGGACAACCCCCGGCATCGAATACCGCATATCTGCCGGGCGGCGCCTATCAGACGGTGCCACTGACGCAGATTCCGATCGGGCCGGCGATCGTCACGGCCCGCCGGCTGTATCGCTGGTCGGCGGCGCTCGGCTGGCGGGCGCTGACGACGATCGCGAATAACACCGCGACGACGTACAGCGATGCGGCCTCAAATGCGACGCTCGGCGCGGCGCCGGGACCGAACACGGCGACGGCGAATCAAGTGGCGGGGACGATGGCGACCGGCGGCGCCACGGTCACGGGGCGGAAACTCTATCGCACCACGGCGAACACGTCGCCGCTGAAGTTCCTCTGGCATTTCACAGATAACACGACCACAACGTTTCTCGATTCGGCGCCTGATGGATCCCTCGGCGCGGGCGCGCCGCCGGCCGTTGATACCTCCGGCTTGACGCAGCCGAGCGGGCAAGTTCCGGCCGGATCGACGGCGATGATCGTGGCCAACGCGGCGGCGTTTGCTGACGCGCCCGGCGGCTGGGCGGTCGTGGGGAATGGTGAACAAGTCATTCGCTACAGCGCGAAAACCGCGAACAGTCTGACCGGCATTCCCGCGACGGGGCTGGGCGCGCTCGTGGCGAGTGTGAGTTACAACTCGACGGTGACGGCTTCGCCGGCACTGGTCGGCGTGGGAGGCATCCTCGAATCGATCTTACGCGGATCCCCGATCCACGTCTGGGTGCAGCGAGACGATCTCGCGGCGCAGGCGTATATGGTGAGTCTCGATGGGACCGGGGACGGCATCTACGAGCACATTGTGAGCGATGAGCGGCGCACGGAAGCGTCCCTGATCCAAGTGTGTGATGCCGAGTTGGCGCTCTATAGCCGGCCGCTCGTCACGGTGACCTATGCGACGCGGGACACGAAAACCAAGTCCGGCAAGACCGTCGCGATTGCGCTCAGTACGCCGGCGATGACGGAGTCGCTCACGATTCAGGATGTGGCGATCTCGGAGATTGGGATTGCGCCGACGCTCCGGCCGAAGTACACGGTCACGGCGTCGAGTGTGCGGCATTCGTTCGACGCGATTCTTCAGCAGCTCTTACGAAAGGCGGGCGCCTGATGGCGATTGATCGAGCCCCATTTAATCTACTACAAGACGATGACGGCTCGAACCTCGTCGGCACGATCTGGAACAAAGACAAGATCAAAACGGTCATTCTGGATCCCGTCGATGCGGCGATCCTGCCGGCGTCGGGGGCGTGGACCCCGATCGATGCGAGCGGGGCGGGGTTGGTGTTCAACGACCTCGGCTCGCGCTACTGGCAGTTCGACAAACTGGTGATAGTGACGACCGTGTTCGTGTATCCGGCCACGGCGAATGGCGCCAGCGCGGTGATTGGCGGGCTTCCATTCCCGAATGGGCCGACGTATGGCGGGTTTTATTCCGCGAATGCCGCCATCAATCTCACCTATCTTCTCGACCCGGCCGCCACGGCGTTCGTGCCGAGGAAGATCAATGCGGCCGCGCCGTTTACCAATGCCGAACTGAGTGGCATTGGGTTAACGATCGCGGGCGTGTATCTCAGGGCATAAGGAGGCAACGCGTATGGCCGCACCCTTTCCGCCGCAAGGCGCCCAATCGCAACACACGGAACGGCCGCTCAAGGTCTACGGGGAGCAATATGTGCCGCCGGCCTTGCCCGTGGGCGCGGTGATCGATCCGATGGCGGGCGCGCTGCCGCTCTTCCGCGATGGACAGCCGCGGGTGCTGACGCCCGCGGGTTGGGTGGTCCTGCACGCCACCGAGTGGGTGATCTCCAATCGCTATACGGGGCAGCCGATCGAGGTGATCTCGCACGAGGAAATGACGGAGCGGTTTGGGACGGGGCCGGCCGAAGGAGGCTAAATGATCACGTTTCTCTTTCTGCTGATCATTCTCGGCTGCGCGTTGTATCTCGTCGAGAATTACGTGCCGATGGCGGCGCCGTTTAAGATCGTGATCCGGGTGGTCGTGATCCTGTGGCTGCTCTGGTACCTGCTCGGCCTGTTCGGCCTGGCGCCGATCCCGTTGCGGTAACGTGCGACGGTCCAGCATGCCGCCCTTACTGCTCGACCTGGTCTGCGAAGCCGTGGCGGGTGGCTTGTGTCGGACAGAATCGGACTTGCGCGATCTCTTACGCGCCCTCGAACGGCTCACTCGCGACAACTTGCTTGACAACACCCAAGGGGCGGGCGTATCGTGTCGGGCGTGGACCGATACGACCAAGCCGAAGTTGAACAACTCCTGAAATTAGCGGCGCGCATTATGGGCCGGGCCGGCGGCTTGGCTCGGACGCCCGCGAAGCAAGCAGCAGCGCGCCAGAACGGCATGAATGGCGGCGGCGGGCGCCCGCGGCATGCGACGCCGTCCAAGATGGCGCAATACCAACGGAATCATCGGGCGCGCGTGAAGGCGGCGAAGGCGGCGGCCGGCGAATAAACACCGCCATCCGCTGAGCCAGTGTCCGTGTTTCGTGGTGAGTCTTATAATGGATGAACTGTTCTAAGTTGCGCTGGGGCAATAAGTTAGAGGGACTATGAAGAAGCTCTTTTTCGTGTACGTGCGGCTGAACGGCGTGACGCGTATCACCTACGGCCGCTAAACGCGTGGGGCGTCGCTTTGTCGACCTGCGGACGATCCAGCGGCGCATGCAATTTAAGGACGACCGGGTCAACGCCGCCATGCGAAAGGCTGAGGCTATGACAGGACTGGTCACACAGACGCACGCCGAGCTGCCATCCCCTGAGGTGATCGGGCAAGTGCTGCTCGGAGGCGATCTGGCGAAGCTGACGCCCGCCCAGCGGGTGAGCTATTACCGCGCGGTCTGTGACTCCGTGGGCCTCAATCCCCTGACGAAGCCGTTCGACTTCATCACCTTGCCTAACGGCAAGATGGTCTTTTACGCGAACCGGAACTGCACCGATCAGCTGCGGAAGTTGTATGACATCAGTGTCGTGATTACGGCGCGAGAGGTGATTAACGAGGTCTATGTCGTGACGGCGCGGGCGAGTCTCCCGAATGGCCGCGCCGATGAATCGACCGGGGCGGTCCCCGTGGCCGCCTTAAAGGGCGAGGCGCTCGCGAACGCCTACATGCGCTGTGAAACGAAGTCGAAGCGGCGCGTGACGCTGTCGCTCGTGGGCTTGTCGACGCTGGATGAGTCTGAAGTGGAGTCGATTCCAGGGGCCGTGAAGATCGATCCGCCGGTGCTGGCGTCCGTAGACGCCCGTGATCCTGCGGCTGCTGTGGGAGCGGCAGCGGTACCGGCGGATCTCAATCAGCAGATTCCCGACACCTGGAAGCCGTTTGTCGCGAGTGATGGCGACGAGATTCTCCGAGGTGTCGTGCGGCAGGTGGACGCCGAAACGAAAACGAATAAGAAGGGCCGCAAGTTCACGAAGACCTCGATCACGTTGGACACGGGCGAAGTCGTGACGACGTTAACGGGGACGCTCGCCGCGACGGCTCGAGATTGTTTTCAGCGTCAGACGCCCGTGGAGATTCGCGTCCAGCCGTCACGGTGGGGGAAGGAAATCGTCACGATCGCGCAGGTTGGTGATGATGTCGCGTTTTGAAGCGGAGTCGCGTGTCATGAAGCCGGCCGGCTTCGATCGCTGGCTCTCGGAATGCGGCGACGTGGCCGATGTGTTGGGGTGTTGGGCGTTGATCGGCGTCTGGTTCTCGAGTGCGCCGGACATGTGCGCGTATCTGCTGACGATTCCGGGGATGTGGGAAGGGTTACTCGCCCGCGGGCGCTATGCGGATCGGTGTCGGTATGAGGCGGGCGTGCATATCGGACGGCGGGCGGGCGTGTGAAAGCGAATAAGTCCGGCAGAGTCACCGAGAACATCGTCGCGGATATCTTGCGCGGCGTGGATCTGAGATTCGATCGACAAGTGCCGGTCGGTCTGTCGATCTATGAGCCGTACATGCTGCATGCGGATTTCGTGGTCCGGAATCTCGCCGCATTCCCACAAGGACTCGCGATTGAGTCGAAATGGCAGGACAAGTCCGGCAGCGTCGACGAAAAATTCCCGTATCTCGTGATGAATATTCAGACGCGGTATACGGTGCCCGCGATCGTGATCGTGGCGGGGGGGTCCTGTCGGCTTGGCGCGCTCAAATGGTTGGGGGATCAGTGCGACGGTGAACGGCTCGTGGATGTGTTCCGCCTGGAAGAATTCATCTCGTGGGCGCTCAGAAGCGAGAAGCGATGAAAGCGGCGATCGTGCAGTCCACGTTTGATTTTGCGATTCGTGACATTCAATCGCAAGAGGGACGAATCATGGCGAGAGAGGACGACGCCAATAGCCTCCTGTGGCTACAAGCCGAAGCCGTGGCGAGTTTACTGAAAACGCCTGGTGTGACAGAACGGGCCATTGCTGAAAAATGGATCAATAGCCGAACCGGTCAACCCTACGATCAAAAGCATGTGCATTTCGTTGCGAAGTTGTGGCGAAAGTTTGAGGAGTATACTCCTCAAACCCGCCCGCGATTTCGCGACGCCTACATGGACATCGCGAATACATCAAAGCTGAAAGTTCATCATTCCAGCGAATCAGCCGAACATGACACGCCGCCGGAGATCGTGCAGCTCGTCATAGCGTGTCTCGGTGAAATTGATCTCGATCCCTGTAGTAATACCGATCGCACGATCCCAGCGAACACGCATTACACGCTGAACGAGGACGGGCTCACGCAGCCGTGGGAAGGGCGGGTCTATCTCAATCCCCCCTATGGTGAGGGGATTGATCGGTGGGTGACGCGGCTATGCCATGAGCATGAGCGCGGCAGCGTGAGCGAGGCGATTGCGCTCGTCCCCGCACGCCCTGATACGCAATGGTTTAAAACGTTACGGAATTACGTGTGCTGTTTTGTCGAGGGGCGTCTCACGTTTGGTGGGAGCACGGATCCGGCGCCGTTTCCGTCCGCGATCTTTTATCTCGGGGACGACATCGGGAAGTTTTACGACTACTTTGCGGGGACTGGTGATATTTGGCAACGCCTGGAACCCGGGATGTTTGCCGAGTGAGATGGTTGCAGCTTCCTGCCGAAAAGCTGACGGTTCTACCCTATGAAGTCTCACGCAGTCAACCGGCCACCTGACTTGGACAAACCGGTCACTGTGAACTCTGTGCGCTCTCAAGACTGATCCACGGCAGCTCGAGAGTACGAAGGGGGCAGAGTTGGTACCAGGGGCGTGTGCATTCCATACAGGGTGAGGCTGGATGGAATACAGCGGACTGATCTCAGGGGTCAGGAAAGGCCGTGGTGTCTGCAATGAGTGAGAAACCGGATCCGCCTCGCTGCCCGCGGTGTGGCAGTTATCAGTGGATTTATAAAGGCGGAAAACAAGTATGCGCAGACTGCTACCGCTAATCGTCGCGCTCCTCAGTGCGGGCTGCGAGATTGACATCGTCAATCCCACGCCCGTCGTCCAAGCCGCACCCCCGAGCGGGAGTAGTGGCAGCGGTGGCGGCATCACGATTACGAATACCAATTCAAACAACTCCACGAACAATAACGATCGCTCGGACACGGCGCAGATACCCGCCACAACGCCTCCAGCGGGCTCAGGCACGACGAACGGCGTGTTACCGCTGCCGTCCTATGGGGAACACGTCACGCGCGACATTGCGGGCCAGAACCCCAGCCTGCTCGCGAATAGCTGTCAGGAGCACACGGGCGAATCGGCGTGGCAGTTTCTGGACTTGGTCATTCGGACGCTGCGGTCGCAGGATCAACGCTGGGGGTACCTGTGCAAGGACGCCTCGTGTGTCGTGTTCGCGCGGGACATCGTGGCCTATCGGGCGAGTAGTGGGGACACCGGCATCTGGATCGTCGACGTGATCGGCAATCACTGTCCGGGGCCGAACACGGGCGATGTGGCCACGGTGCGCTGGGGCATCCTGCCCTTTGAACTCGAACGCCGCTGGGCGGGCTCGCGCGTGGCGGGCGTGTTCCCCTGATGCCATGCGGGCCTGGCTCTGGCGTTGGCTGTCGTGTCCCCGTGAGCATGGCCTGCTCGTGCTCGAACCCGATGCCCTGTACCTGCACTGTCCGCATTGTGGCTTTGTCTCGCCGGGTGTCGTTGTGGATACCCGCCGCGTGCGCCGCGCGTGGGCGTTCGATCGGATGCGGTTGCGGTTCCGGAGGGCCAGCTAATGCGGGACCGTGATGGCTGGACCGCCTACGCCGAACGGGAAGGCTTCGTCCGCTCGTTGCGCCCGCCGGTCTCGAATGCGACGCCGGAGAATAAGTACCACGCCATCCCGATTCATGTCGACGGCGTGCGGTTCGCCTCGAAGAAAGAAGCCGCGCGGTTCCTGGAACTCCAATGCTGGCAGAAAGCCGGGCAGATTGCCGACTTGGAAGTCCACCCCGTCTATCCCTTGCACGTTATGGAACTCTGGCGTTCGGGCTCGCCGATTGTCGTGACGACGGTCGGGAAGTTTACGGCCGATTTTCAGTATCTGAACCTACAGACCGGGGAGATTGTCGTCGAGGATGTGAAGTCCAATGCGACGAGAACGGAAGCCTATCGGTTACGCAAGCGCCTCGTTGAGGCGATCCACGGAATTACGGTGATGGAAGTATGACGGTGGGGTCCGCGGTGGTGATCTTCCGGCGTGCGGCCCTGATCGTGGGTACTGTGGCGATCGTGTGGGCGTTACTACTCCTCACGCTCGCGTGTGGCGTGGCCCTGTCTGGGCGCATTGACATCGGCGACGACGTGGGTACCCCAGAGGCGCAGAGCCCATGCCCCTAGAACCGACTGATGAGGAGATCACACGGGCGATGATGATCTACGGGGGCCACTTTGTCTCCGGGTTAGGCGAACTCTTTCGCCGTGCCGATACGGAGAATCAGCAGATCTTAAAGTCGGCGTTCGCCGACTATTGGGAGGAGTATCGCAAGCTGTGGCTGATACGGCGGGAGACGTAATGCCCCTCGCCCCTGCCCGCTATTGTGTGACCCCAGGGTGCGCCGTGCTGCTCCGGGGTGACGGGTACAAAGGCCGTTGTCCTACGCATGCGGCCGGACGTGAGCGTCAGCGTCCGAACGTGGACGTCCGCAAGTGGTACTACACGCCGCAGTGGTTTCATCTGAAACGGTCCGTGTTAGTCGCTTCGGTGTATACCTGTGCGCAGTGTGGGATCATTCGCACGGATCTCGTGGTTGATCACATCGTGAAACACGAGGGACAGGCCGAACTGTTCTGGGATGTCCACAACCTCCAGGCGCTCTGTCCGACGTGTCATGGTCGGAAGACTGCAGCCGGATTGTGAAAAGTGAATCAATAAGTTCCGGGGGCAGGGTGAAAAGTTCATTTACGGGTGGCCGGGAAAC